CGGTCAGCCGCCTAATCCAGACGGTATGCTTACTATTACATTAAGATGCAGTTATGACCCTTAAACTGAGCCCCTGATAGAGATCGATGGTCTCTTTCAAAAACAAAACAAAGAACAGGGAATGTTACCCATTAACAAACCCTGAAGGAGACGAAGACGTAGTACCTCTAGGTTTCTTAGCTTCTAGAGATTTCCTTTTGGTAACAGCGACCTCACTAACAAAAGAAACCTTCTTAATAGCCTCGTTGAGGTTAAGTTTGATCTGAACAGAAGACGTTGGAACCCGAGATTTAACCGAATTGACCAGGACTTCAGACCCCTTGGACAGAGAGACTGACCAAGTTCTCCCAACCATAGATAAGACCACAGAGTAGTCAAGTCTACTATTTAGGTTAACAACACATAAAGTCTCCATGTTTCTGAAAGCCTTAACTATCAGAGCACGATCTTGAGATGGTTGGGGAGCCGCCCGTCCTACCCATATATCAGTTAATGCATTACGGAACCGATCTAGAAGCCCGGATCTTGCTTTAGAAACCATGACTGAATCAGAAGAAGCGAGGAGGAAAAGATCATCTGAAAGGCGTCGGGCCTCGTACTCAGATGCCTGAACTATTGGATGGAACACATTCAGAGGAGGAAGCTCTTTAAGAGCAGCCGCAGCCTCTGGATTAGCCTGCTCACTCACAGCCTTCATTTCCGGAGCGATCTCAGACAGCAATGTCGCATCGAAACCTGGATCAGATTCCCTTGCCTTCAATGCTATCAGATTAGCAACCGATAACGAAGAACGTAATAAAGCATCCAACCGCTTTAACCCTTCCACAGCTACTGTCCAAGTGTAAACCTGTACAACATCCTCATTCGTGAATTCCGTCTTGAACCAAGTCTTGGGCTCAGCATAAGTTATTCCAGCTGGGACGAAGGCCTTAACTAGACCACTTACACTAGTTGGTACAAGATTATTCTTGATATGAGTTGTTAAAGACTCAACATCCAAGATTGAAGATAGTAAGAACCATAACTCGCTATTTTCAATTTTTGGATTACGAGTAACCAATTCGTTGTGGAGAGCACTAACATGCCGACCATCCTTGACTGTCTTAACGATCGTCTTGACAGGTATAGTTGAAATCTCATAACCAGAAACGAATACCCGCTTACATATTTCCCCTGCCTTAAGTAAATCATCCGAGTGCAACACAGATTTGCTCAAGTTAATAGGAACGCCGTATGCTTCCATTATTGAACGATAATGAAGAGCTACCTCCTCAGAACACATGATAGAGTCATCACCGACAACGCCGTAATTAGTGAACCCCTCAACTTTTGCTCTCGCAGCTGCGACCCTTATGATCACATGATGCGTTAACGCAAGCATCGGGAAAGAGGATCTCGCCCCCATTGGTTGCCCTACAGCGTAACTAATCAGTTTACCTTCAGGCGTAAGGAATTCACGTTGGCTGAGTATCGCCTTCCAGGCACTCGAGAACGAACTAGAACCCATCACGTAACCGATAATAGCCTTTTGTAGGTTTATAGGTAATCGGTCAGTAGCGGCAGATAGATCAAAACAGTTGACCTTCTCAACCTCAGATTTGGTCCACTCTCTCGCCTTGTTTATGATCTTCGTCTGGTCAAAAGTTCCATCCGAGTTTAGACCACGTAGGAAATCGTTCACCGTATTATGTAATGGTGTTAAGGCCATTTGAGACCAGTAATCCAGAGCCGCGACAATTCTCGCTTTGCCACCCCATTCCTCGATAACATTTAATTTACCAAGGTATGGACGCCGATGTGCTGCAAGATCTGTCTCAGGTAGATAAGCTGTCCCATACATATCCTTAATCATGAAGGCCATACCTGACTCCTCAAGTAAGACTCTTAGCTGCTTAAATAATTCTGGATACTTATTCCAGGCTCTAACATCCGAGTGGGCTGTCCACGTAGCCTGCCCATTAGGACCTGCAGAAGATAATGGCTCATAATGAAAACGTGACACGTTTAGGTTATAAGCTTCCTTAAAGGACTCTTTAGTGATACCCATACTACTGAGAGCAGCTTGGATCTCACCATTTGTCAGTAAGCAATCCTCTTGACCCTTTACCTCAGACTCACCTGAATACGGAGCAGTGATAGTAGAGTAGTTTGCTGGAACTGGAAGAACTATTACCCTATCCATGGATAATAATGCAAACAACACTCTATGCCACAGTAGCATATCCACGAACTCTAACCCAGACTTAGTATGTTTCTCCATGATCTCTAGTACCCCTTGAAGAAGTACCGGAGACTCACTCTCGAAATCCCACTCTGTTGGCTTAAAGCCCTTCATCGGAAGTTTAACACCTCTGATATAAGATAGATACCATGCCCGTGTAAGTTTTAGTGTGGCGATAAGAGCTAGAGCATCCTTCATGTAAAAGATTTGGATCTTGTTAAAGACCAGGCCTGAGACACCAATCAACTCTGCGCGGTAAACCGCACCTGAGTTGTTTATCATATTAAGGATAAACGAGTATAGGTTCTCAAGGTTCGAACGCGACTGTTTCCGAGGCTCTATACCGTTAGTAGGACCTGATAAAGTAGAACCAAAGAACATTTACAAATTAGAATAGAAATCCGATTGCTTCTTATTACGGACATCGAAGTATTTGGAAGGAACTATACTACGATTGGTAATCTATCGAACATTGGAGCAGTACATAGATACTTTCTTAGAGGTACCCGGGCTTGACACAACAGCATGGAGTTACTTAGCTACCTCAGAACAACTACCAGATTAAGATCTCGCATTGCACTTTCCACACCTGAGTATCCCGATCAATTTCCAAATTTGGTACTCTCTAGGCCTTGTACAAATCCTAGAGCCGGTTGCCTAGTCATTGTTAACTGACATCACTTCTGATGGATATCATAGTAGAGCCGGCTACTATTGGTGTGTCCAACACATCACGGCATATAATTAGCTTATATGAGACTTTCAAACAGTGACGCTACTCACTGAGAGGCTTTAGGCCTATTATAGCTCACACCCTGTGCACGAATGCAAACCGCCCAGCTTTGTTCCCAATAATCGGAGTCAGGCTCCGGTCTTGACCCCTTGAGACCTAGATCCAGGTTGGGTAAGCACAACAAAGAAGAATGGAATGGGGGGCCAAAGGTAACCTATCCTCGTCGCCTCGGATATATTATGTTAGGATAACTCTGGCCAGGCATCAACCAATTTCATCATAATTATGAATAAGCCTGACAAGTAGAATTTTGGGTTGTAACGGGAGACAACCGTTACAAGATAAGTAGACCATCTCACTCAGCAAGAGAATGGACACTTAAATTAGAAGTTGCTGAAGTCAGGACCATTATTATGATGAAGGCATCTACAAAACGAAAGAGGCAAATAGGATCCTTCCATCTATGAAAACTATTCACTAGTCAGGTGAAGTTGCTAACATAGTTGATGGGCAGTCAAGACTCGAGTATTAGAATATGTCTCACCGCTAGGTTACCCCAAATACCCTCGTAAAGACTGAGAAAGTGCTAACCGACTAAGTTGGACCCTG